GGCTCGTGGGGCAACACGTGCGCCAACGGAATCACGGTCGGGGTCATCTCGACCACGACCTCGCTGTCGAACGAGCGCTCTCGTTTCGAGACGTACACCCGCAAGGTCATCATTTCTGCTGCCAGCGCGGAGGTGAGGTTCAACTCGGCGAACTTCACCGCGGACCAGACAGACAAGGCGCTGTGCTTCGACATCTATATCGAGTCGATGCCGAGCGAGTTCCTGGGCGGTTCCAACTCCTACATCGACGTCACACTGCACAACAGTACGACGTTCGGTGCGAACTATTCGCGCTGGTCGTTCAATGCGGGTTATCTCCGGCAGGGATGGAACACGCTGAAGATGCGCCAAGCCGATACGGTATCAGCGACGGCCGGCGCTGGAAATCTGCCGATCGGGGCGAATCACAACACCGACGTCGGCACCGGTTTCGACTGGACCGGCACTGGTCAGTGCATGCAGGTCGTGTTCAACAACATGAACGGCCAGACCGTACACATCGACCAGCTTCGTCGCCCGGCCAAGGCGAAGCCCGTGCTCGTAATCGGCTTCGACGCAAGCGGCTACAGCTCCACCGACGAGGTCTTCGTGACCAAGGTGGCGCCGCTCTTCGCGAGCTATGGCATCCGCTCGTACTGCACGATGACCAACATCTACGAGCTGATCTATTCCGGCGCACAGGCATGGATGCGGCTTGCAAATCTCTACAACAACTTCCGATGGGACATCATTAACCACACGTGGTCGCATGGCGGCACGGAGGTGGGCCGTGTCATCACCGCCACGTCGGTCAGCCGAACGACGAACGTCGTGACGTTCACCGTGTCCGGCGGGCACAACCTGACTGTGAACAAGATCATCAGGGTGAGCGTCCAGGGCGCCACGCCGTCGGACCTTAACGGGGTCTTCGATTGCACGGTGACGAGCACCACCGCCTTCACCTACACGGCAGCAGGCGTCGACGGTTCCGGTACCGGCACGATCAAGGGCTACACCTATCTCTCCGAGGTCTTCGCGGCCAACAACGCCGAAAACGTGCGACTGCTCACGCATGAGCTGGCCGACATTACGCGGGTGATGAAAACGAGCGGCTTCTCGCGGGCGCAGAACGTGGTGGCCTTCCCCAACAACTCGGTGCCGGAGTTGTCGCTGCTTCAATCCGTGTGCAGCAGCGCCGGAATTCGCTTCGGCCGCGCGTACCGCGGCGGCTACACGTTTGTCCATGAGCTGGGCATAGACAACCCGCTGAACTTCGGCAGCTTCGTGATGGATAGCGGCACCAACTACACCAAGCTGTCCGAGATCAAGGCGAGGGTCACCGGCGCCATCGATCGCGGCGAGCACATCTGGATCTTCGGCCACTACATCCTCGACGACGAGGCTGCGGCCAATGTCGCCTACAAGCCCGTCGACCCCGACTTCCCGCCGAGCCAGGGGGGCAACCCCAATCCGCCGGCAGGTGCATCGCTCGCCGGGTTCGGGGGCTGGTGGTACCTCAGCCAGTTGCGCTCGCTGCTGGTAGACACCATCGGCCCGGCCATCGCCAACGGATCGCTGCTCGTCATGTCGCCGAGCGAGTACGCCGCCTACATGAATGGCTTGGAGATCTAGCAATGCCCATCGCACAAGTTGTGATCCTGCACGCAATCCGCCGCCCTAACGGTCAATGGCTCCAGCCCGGCCCGGCAGAACTGAGTGCAACAGAGGCGGCCACCTACCCGCCGGGGTACCTTGAGATCCTGTCGATCGATGGTGCCGAGCACGTGAAGCCTGCCTGCTGCGCTGGTGATTGACGCATGCCGCTCCGCCTTGCCACCGCCCCCGCCGCCGAGCCGCTCAGCGCGTCCGACGCGAAAGCGCACCTGCGCGTGACCGGCTCCGGCGACGACGCGTACATCACCGCGCTCGTCACCGCCGCCCGCCAGCTCGCCGAGCAGAAGCTCAACCGCGCGCTCATCAGCCAGACGTGGGATCTCGTCCTGGAGGAATGGCCGGACGACGACGAGCTCTGCATCCCGATGGGCGGCGTGACCTCGGTCACCTCGGTGAAGTACTACGACACCGCCAACGTGCAGCAGACGTGGTCGTCGTCGAAGTACCAGGTGGCGCTGGCCGGCCCGCTCGCCGAGCTGGGGCCGATCTGCACCGAGTCGTGGCCCTCGCTCTACGACCGCCTCGAGGCCGTCGAGATCCGCTTCGTGGCCGGCTATGCCGACGCCGCGTCGGTGCCCTCGGCCCTGAAGCAGTGGATGCTCCTGCAGATCGGGCACATGTACGAACACCGCGAGGCCGCGAGCGACTTCGAAGTGTTCGCGCTGCCCTTCGTCGACGGGCTCCTCGATCCGTACCGCGTGCCGGTGGTGGGCTGAGATGCTGGCCGGCAAGCTCCGCGAGAGCGTCACGATTCAGCAGAAGAGCGTGACGCGCGACGCCTACGGCGCCGAGGTCGTCTCGTGGTCGACGGTCGCCACCGTGCCGGCGCAGGTGCAGCCCATCGCGGGGCGCGAGTACGTCGCCATGCGGCAGGCGCAGAGCGTCGTCACCCACCGCGTGCGTATCCGCTACACGAGCGGCATCAACACCGGCATGCGGGTGCAGTGGAACAGCGCGAACTACGACATCGTCGAGGCCATCAACGTCGACGCCCGCAACCGCCAGCTCGAACTGCTCTGCGTGGGGGACATGGGCAATGCCTGAAGGCCTGCGCATCGTCACCAACCTGCCGGACTTCCGGCGCCAGCTTGCCGAGGTGGGCGTCAAGGTCGAGCGGCGCGTCGTCACCAACGCCGTGCGCGCCGCGGCCCGCATCTTCCGCGACCGGGCGCGCAGCTTCGCCCCGGTGCTGCGCGACCCTGACCCGCGCCGCGTGGCCGGGGCGCTGTCGCGCGCCATCGTCATCGCGCGTTCGCGCGAGGGCGGCCGCGGCACCGTCGCCTACTTCGTCGGCGTGCGGGCCAGCAAGGCGCAGCGCGGGCGCGGCATCGACCCGTTCTACTGGCGCTTCCTCGAAGCCGGCTGGGCGCCGCGCGGCCCCGGCCAGCGCCTCGCGGGCGGCAAGCGTCGCAAGGCGCTGGAGCGCACGCGCAACGCCGGCGCGCGCATCCAGCGGCCCTTCCTCGCGCCCGCGTTCCAGGCGGCGCAGGGCGCGGCGCTCGCGGCCTTCGAGTCGCGCATGGAATCCGAGCTCGCGAAGGTGACCCGGTGAGCGCCGAGACCGTGCTCTACGCCGCGCTCACGGCCGCCGCGGGCGTCACCGCGCTGATCGGCACGCGGGTCTATCCCGATGTCGTGCCGCAAGAGTCGGCGCTGCCCTGCGCCGCGTTCGCGCGTCTCGACACCGAATACACGACCACGATCCACAGCGGCGTGCCCATCGCCGAGAACACCACGATCGAGATCTCGTGCATGGCCCTCACGCGCGCCAGCGCCGACGACGTCTGCAACGCCGTCATTGCGGCGGCCGGCGCCGCGGGTTTCACCCCGACCGGCCGCCGCGCCGAATTCGATTCCGATCAACAGCTATGGGCCACGGTGCTCACCGTGGACTACCTGGCATCACTGTAAGGAGCAAGCGCAATGGCAAACGTCACCAAGTGGAGCAGCGTCGCGGTCGCGGTCCAGTCGGCCCTCGCCGCGGCGATCACGATCTCCGGCGTCACGAAAGCGAGCCCCGGCGTCGCCACGTACACGGGTGCAACCAACCCGACCAACGGCGATTACATCGTCATGACGGCGGCCGGGATGTCGCAGATCAACGGCCGCGTCTTCCGGGTCGCGAACGTCAACACGGGCGGCAAGACGTTCGAGCTCGAAGGCGAGAACACCACGAGCTACGACACGTTCAGCTCGGGCAGCTTCCAGATCATCACCTTCGGCACGACGATGACCACGGCCACGGGCCTCTCGGCCTCCGGTGGCGACTACGACTTCATCGACACGACCACGATCCACGACAACGTGCGCACGCAGATCCCCGGCCTCGCCTCGCCGGCCGTGTACACGTTCGAATCGATCTGGGACGCCGCCGACACCGCGCTGATCGCGCTCAAGAGCGCATCCGACGCGCAGGCCCAGCGCGCCGTGAAGTTCACCTTCGCCAACGGCCAGAAGCTCGTCTTCAACGGCTACATCGGCGCGACGCTGCTGCCGGCCGGCAACGCGCAGGACAAGGTGACGACGCAGGTCGCCATCACCATGTTCGGCCGCCCGACGATCCTGAGCACCTGAGCCGATGGCGACGCTCATCGAACGGCTGCGCACCGCGCGCGAAGAGTGGGTCACGGCGGGCGGCTTCGACTTCCTGATCCGCCGGCCGAGCGCGCTCCAGCTCGCCCGCTGGCGCGACGAGGCCGACGTGCCCTTCCTCGGCCGCGTCATCGTCAACTGGCGCGGGGTGCGCGAGCTCGACCTCGTGCCGGGTGGCGATGGGGCGGCGGTGCCCTTCGACGTCGAGACCTGCGTCGAGTGGCTCGAAGACAAGCCCGAGCTGTACACGGCGCTCGTCGTCGAGACGCAGCGAATCATCGAAGCGCACTACGCGGCGCGCGAGGCCCATGCGGGAAAGTAGCGCGCGCCCTCGATGCCGCCGAGTGCCGGGCGGCCTTCGGTGGCGCGACCCCGCTCGACCGCGACTGGCAGACCGAGCTGTGCATCGAGGCGTGGAACCTCATGGGCGGCGCGCTCGACTGGACCGCGTTGCCGGTGATCTGTGCGCTGCTCGAGGTCGACGACCCCGAGCCGCTGATCGCCGGGCTGGTGCAGATCCGCAACCACTTCCGGGAGAAGGCGAGTGCCGAAGCTGACCATTGACATCGAGGCCCGGCTCGCCGCGTTTCAGGACTCGCTCGACCAGGTCAAGCGGTCGACCGAGCAGATGGCCACCGGCCTGCAGGCGAAGTTCGCCGGCATCACCACGGCCATCGCGGGGCTCGGCACGGCGCTCGCGGGCGCGAAGTTCACCGGCCTCGTGCGCGACGCCATCGACGCGGCCGACCAGCTCAACAAGCTGAGCCAGAAGGTCGGCGTCACCGTCGAGGCGCTGTCGGAGCTGCAATACGCCGGCAAGCTCGCCGACGTGGGCACCGAGGCGCTCGGCACCGGCCTTCGCAAGCTCGCCGTCAACCTGCAGGAAGGCGCGGCCGGCTCGAAAGAGGCGCAGCAGGTGTTCCAGGCAGTGGGCATCGCCGTGCAGGATCTCGGCAAGCTGAGCCCCGACCAAGCGCTCGGCCGCATCGCCGATGCGTTCGCCAACGCCGCCGACGGTGCCGGCAAGACGGCCATCGCCGTCAAGCTGTTCGGCAAGTCGGGCGCCGACCTCATCCCGCTGCTCAACCAGGGCGCGGCCGGCCTGCGTGAAGCCGGTGACGAAGCGCGCCGGTTCGGTCTCGTCATCAGCGCCGACACGGCCCGTGCGGCCGAGGCCTTCAACGACAACCTGACCCGGCTGGGTTCGGTGACCACGGCCTTCGCGAACGACCTCGCGGAGCGCGTGCTGCCGACGCTAAAGCGGTTCACCGACGAACTGGTGGCGGGGCAGCGCGTCTTCGGGTCGCTCGGTTCGGCGCTGTTCACCATCGCCACCACCAACCCGTTCGCCTCGACGGCCGAGAACATCCGCAGCGCGCGGCAAGACATCGAGCGCCTCACGGCCCAGCTCCAGCGCATCCCCGCATCGGGCTACCGGCTGCGCGAGAGTGTGGCGGGCGATCTCGCCGACGCGAAGCAGCGCCTCGAGTACTACAAAGAGATCCAGCGCATGCGGATCGCGCCGGTCGACGACTCGATGCGCGATGCACGCGACCTTGCGCTGCGCGGGCGCGATGCGCCGAAGGGCCAGCTCTCGCTACCTCGTGGGGCGGGCGGCGGTGGCGGCGGTGGCGCGCGCGACGGCACGCAGCGCATCGCGAACCTCGGCGCGCAGATGGTGCTCGACCAGCTCAACGACCTCGAGAAGCAGGCGCGCCGCATCATGGCCGAGGCCGAGCAGGCGCGGAAGGAAACCGAGGCCGAGATCGAGCGCGGCATTCAGGTCGGACCGATCGAGGCCGAGCGCCAGATGCTCGCCGCGCAGCAGCGCCTGAAGTCGCTGATGGGCCAGACCAAAAGCGGCCAGCGCAACGCGGTGTACGAGGACCTGAAGATCCTCAACGAGGCCTTCGACAACAGCAAGCTCAGCGCCGACGAGCTGGGCGAGGCCTACGTCGTGCTCCGCGAGCGACTGGAGCAGATCGACAAGGGTGTGAAAGACACGACGCCCGGCTTCAAGATCTTCGCCGACGACGCCATCACACAGATGCGCGAGATCGAGAACGCGATCCGCCGCGTGGGCAGCACCGTGACCGAAGAACTCGTCGCGGCCTTCCAGAAGGGCCGCCTCGACGTGTCGAAGATCATCAGCGCGATCCTCACCGACCTCGCGCGCCTGCAAATCCAGCGCAGCATCACCACGCCGCTCTTCAACGCGCTCGGCGGTCTGTTCGGCGCGGGCGGCACGAAGGGATCGACGCCGACGCCTGCCGGCACGCCCTTCGCGAACCCGCTGCCCGGCCGCGCCATCGGCGGCCCGGTGGCGGCGAACGCGGCCTATGTCGTGGGCGAGCGCGGGCGCGAGATCTTCATCCCGAACACTGCCGGCCGCATCGTGCCGAATGCCGGCGGCGGCGGTTCCACCATCGTCCTCAACATCAACACGCCCACCGATGGCGCCGTGATCCGCGCGGCCGTGCTGCAAGGCGCGGCGCTGGCGCAATCGCAGATCGCCCGCGCCGGGCGCATCGGAGCCATGTCGTGACCACGCTCACCTGGCCGACGGTGTCGGTCGACCCGACCCGCTGCGAATGGTGGCTGCAGGGCCTCACGCAAGAGCACCGCTCGCCGCTCAGCGGCGCCGTGCAGACGCAGGAGCTGCCCGGCGCCCACTGGACGGCGCGCATCGAGTACCACAACGTGCGCGACCTCGACGCCCGCACGCTTCAGGCGTTCATCGGCAAGATGCGCGGCCGGGCCGGGCGGGTGTACGTGCCGAACTTCGGCCGCCCGTCGCCGGTCGGCGTGGGCGGGGGCACGCCTGTAGTGGCCGGCGCGGGGCAGACTGGCGCCACGCTGAATGTGAGCGGCGGACCACTGTCGACCACGGGCTGGCTGCTGGCCGGCGACGCCATCGGCGTGAACAGCCAGATCTACATGCTCACCGCCGACGCCACCACCGACGGCAGCGGCGCGGCCGCGCTGTCGATCGCGCCGCCGCTGCGCAGCTCGCCCGCGAGCCTCTCGTCGATCACGCTCACCCTGCCGACCTTCGTGGGCATGTTCACCGACGACCGGCAGGGGTGGACGTACGAGCCCGGCGCGCGTGGCTTTCACACCTTCATCTTCGACCTCACAGAGGTGTTCTGATGGCGCGGTCGCTCACCGTCGCCGCGCAGACCGCCATCGACGGCAGCCACGTGCCGAGCGCGGTGCTCGTGGAGCTGTACTTCCCGAGCGGCACCGTGCGGTTCTGCAACGCGGCGCACGCGCTCGAATGGGGCGGCAACGCCTACCTCGGCGCGGGCGCGGTGTCGGGCCTCGAGCCCATCACTGAGACCGTCGCGCCGACGGCGCTCGCGCTCAACCTGCGCTTCTCGGCGATCGACCCCGGCTATCTGTCGGCAATCCTCGCCGATGCGTACCAGGGGCAGGCCGCGCGCATCTACCTCGCGCTCCTCGACGACGAGCTGCGCATCGTGAGCGACCCGGTGCTCGTCTTCGAGGGCCGCATGGACGAGCCGGAGATCTCGGTCGGCGATACCGCGACCATCCAGCTCAGCCTCGAAAACCGCATGGCCGACTGGGACCGCCCGCGCCTGCGCCGCTACAACCACGCCGACCAGATCGCGCGCTACCCCGGCGACCTTGCCTTCGAGTACGTCGAGAGCCTGCAGGACGCCGACATCGTGTGGGGCATTTTCAAGGGGCCGGTCGCACCGGACCCGCTGAAGGTCTTCAACCGCACCCTCGACCGGATCACGAATTTCAAGATCAAGGGCTTCCCCGTGGCGCCGGGGTCGAAGCTCGTCATCAACGCAGGCCGCAAGATCGGCGACAAGGTCGCCGACTGGTTTGGGTGGTAACGCATGGCCTCCACTGAGTCGCAATCCCTCAAAGGCCCCGGCCTCGCCGCGGCACTCGCGGCGGCCGTCGCGTACTTCACGCCTGGCGGGCAACCGCTCGGCGCCTTCCTCTCGACCTTCGCGGCCTCCTACGGCCTGCAGGCGTGGAGCATGAAAGAGGCGCGCAAGCGCAGCCTCGAAGACGTTGCCGACCGCAAGCTGATGATCCGCTCGGCCGTAGCGCCGCGCCGCATGATCTACGGCGAGGCGCTCGTCTCGGGGCCGATGATCTACGCGCAGGTCACCGGCACCGACAAGGAGTACCTGCACGTCGTCGTGGCGCTGGCCGGCCACGAGATCCAAGGCGTTGCTGGGGTGTATCTCGACGGCGTCGCCGTCGGCACGCTCGACGGTTCGGGCAACGTCACGACCGGCGACTTCGCGGGCCTGGCGCGGTTCAAGTTCGCGCTCGGCACCGCCTCGCAGGCCGCGTTCGCCGACCTCGTGAGCGAGTCCGGCGGCAAGTGGACGAGTGCGCACCAGGCGAAGGGCACGGCGATGGTCTACGCCCGGCTCAAGTTCGACCAGGACAAGTACCCCGGCGGCGTGCCCGAGATCCGCGTGCTCGTGCGCGGCAAGAAGTGTTACGACCCTCGCGACGGCGTGACGCGCTACACCGCTAACCCGGCGCTCGTGCTGCGCGACTACCTCACGGCCGACTACGGCCTGGGCTGCATCAGCGCCGAGATCGACGACACGGCCGTCGTCACGGCGGCCGACGTCTGCGACGAGTGGGTCGCCCTCGATGCCGCGGTCACCATCAGCGTCACCGCCGACGCCACGGCCGATACCTTCACGACGACGGCCGTCGAGTCGCGCCTGCAGACCGGCGATCAGGTCGTCGTGACGGCGTCATCGGTGCCCACGGGCCTGACCGGCGGCGGCACGTACTACGTGATCCGCACCGGGCCGACCGTCTTCCAGCTCGCGACCACCGCGCAGAACGCCCTCGAAGGCACGGCGCTCGGCATCAGCTCGGCGGGCTCGGGCGTGGTCTTCGGCTCGATCGCGCAGCGGCGCTACGCGGCCAACGGCACGGCGACCTACGACATGGCGCCGAAGGATGTCGTCGACGACATCATCGACGCGATGGCCGGCACGCTCACGTGGACGGGCGGGCGCTGGCGCATGACGGCTGGCGCCTATGTCGCGCCCACGGTGACCCTCGACGCCGACGACCTGCGCGGCCCGATCAGCTTCCGCAACCGCGTCGCCCGGCACAACCTGACGAACACGATCCGCGGCGCGTACGTCGAGCCCGCGCGCGCCTGGGTGCAGACCGACTACGCGCCCGTGAGCAACTCGACCTTCGTCACGCAAGACGGCGAGACCATCGAGCGCACGGTCGACCACGCGTGGATTACCTCCGCATTCCGGGCGCAGCGCCTCGCGAAGATCTCGCTGCAGAAGTCGCGCACGAAGCACCTCACCATGCCGTGCAAGATCGGCGCGCTGCGACTGCTGGCGGCCGACACGATCAGCGTCACGATCCCGCAGATCGGCCTCTCGTCGGCGACGTACCGGGTCAACGGCTGGCGCCTCACCGGCGAGGATGGCGGCATCGGCGTCGACCTCGACCTCGAGGAGGAATCCAGCGCGCACTACGCGTGGTCGGCGAGCGACGGCGTGACGCCGCCCATCAACACCGCGCCCGAGCTGCCCGGCGTGCTCAACGTGGTGGCGCCCACGAGCCTCACGCTCGCCAGCGGTAACACCGAACTGCTCGCCGCGGCTGACGGCTCGATCATCAGCCGCATGCGCATCACGTGGGGCGGGGCGCCCGAGACGAACCTCATCGGCTACGAGGTGCAGTACCGCCGCGGCACCGACACGGCCTACATCAGCATCACCGCCGCGCGCGACCAGACGACCACGTGGGCCGCGCCAGTCGAAGATGGCGTGAGCTACGACGTGCGCGTGCGCTCGATCGCGGCGCCCGGCTCGCGTCGGTCGAGCTGGCTCACCGGCACGCACACCGTCGCCGGCAAGACGGCCGCGCCCACGGCGCCCAGCTCGCTGTCGGTGGTCGCGGCGCTCGGCGGCTTCGACATCGCATGGTCGGCCGGCCCTGATGCCGACTACGCGTGGACCGAACTGTGGGAGGCCACGAGCAACGACCGCGCAACCGCCACCAAGCTCGGCAACGTCGCCGGCAACCGCTACGGCCGCAACGGCGTGGCGGCTGCGGTCGACCGCTGGTACTGGGTGCGGCACGTCGACACGAGCGGCAACGTGTCGGGCTGGTACCCGTCGAGCGCCACGGCCGGCGCCACCGGCACCACGCTCAGCGCGGCCGGCGGCATCCCCGCCGTGACCGACGCGAGCACCATCACCGATACGCCCGGCACCCCGCCGCCCGGTGGTGACGCGTACTGGGCCGTGTACAGCAACGCCGACGGCAAGCTCTGGCGCTGGGTGAGTGCGTCGGGCGCCTACACCAAGGCCGCCGACGGTGCCGACATCTCCGCCGGCAGCATCGCCGCCGACCGGCTCGCAGCGGCGAACCTCGGCGCGATCCGCGCGGACCTCGGCACGGTGACGGCCGGCAACTTCACACTCAATGCGAGCGGCTACATCCGCAGCGGCACGGTGACGTGGCTCAGCGGCACCGGCATCTGGATGGGCTACGACACGGCGGCCTACAAGTTCCGCATCGGCAACCCGAGCGGCGCGCAGCTCGCGTGGGACGGCACGTCGCTCACCTTCAGCGGAGCACTCTCCGGCGCCACCGGCACGTTCAGCGGTGCGCTATCGGCCGCCACCGGGTCGTTCGGTAACGTCACCGCCTCCGGTTCGGTCAGCGTCTCGACAACCGGCAACATCCAGGGCGGGCAGACGGCTTACAACACGGGCACGGGCTTCTGGATCGGGTACTCGAGCGGCTACAAGTTCTCGATCGGCAACCCGGCCGGCGAGTACATGCGATGGACGGGCAGCGCCCTCGAAGTCAATGGCTCGATTGTCGACACGCGCGTCTTCGCGGCGGGCAGCACGCCGGTGGCCGCAGCCAGCACCGAGGTCTTCATGCCGGGCGCGGCGCTCAGCTACGCGAAGACCAAGGCCATCACCGTGCCGAGGGCTGGCGTCCTGCGATGCACCTGGGACATCTACGCCGGCACCACGGGCTCAAACACGAAGTCGCGCATCTACAAGAACGGCGTCGCGCTCTCTTCCGAGTTCATCGACACCGCGATCGGCTGGGCCTCGCACAGCTACGACGCCACGGTGGCCGACGGCGACTCGATCGAGCTGTGGACCTACTGGAACTCCACGCAAGGCAAGGCCCGCAACTTCGTGCTCAAGAACACCTTCAACGAGAACTTCTTCGTTGTAACCCTCGACGCGTACTAGGAGCCCGCGATGCCCCGCACCGAAGACCAACCCGCCGGCTGGCGATTCGAGAAGCGAGTCACACTCGGCGACGTGCTCAGCGCGCTTGCCATGCTGATGCTCGGCCTCGTCGCGTACTACGATCTGCGCGAGCGCGTGTCGGTCGTGGAGCTGCAACAGCACGTGCAGGAGCAGCGCGACTCCGCGCAGGATGCGCAGGCCGCGCGCTTCGCGGGCGAGATCCAGCAGGATCTGCGCGACATCAAGGCCAGCGTCGAGCGCATCGCCGAGCGCGTCGGGTCGAGGTCGATGCCATGACTCTGACCCTCGCCCAGCTCGCGACCGTGATGCCTCACGCTGACGAGCGCGCCGACCGATACCTCGAACCGCTCGTCGCGACAATGGCCGAGTACGACATCGACACCCCGGCCCGCGCCGCGATGTGGCTCGCGCAGATCGCGCACGAGTCGGCCGAGCTGCGCCTCGTCACCGAGATCGCGGACGGCACCCAGTACGAGGGCCGCGCGGATCTCGGCAACACCACGCGCGGCGACGGCCGACGGTACCGCGGCCGCGGGCTGATCCAGATCACCGGCCGCTACAACTACGCGGCGTGCTCGCTGGCACTGAGCGGCTCGGCAGACCTGCTGCTCGAGCATCCGCAGCTGCTCGCCGATGATCCGCTGCTCGCGTGCCGTTCGGCCGGGTGGTACTGGCGATCGCGGCGGCTCAATCGCTACGCCGACGCTGGCGATATCACCGGCTGCACGCGCGTCATCAACGGCGGCACGAACGGACTGGCGGATCGCATCAAGTACTACGGCCGCGCTTGCGCCGTGCTCGGGGTCGACCTGACGTCGACGAGGGCGCCGGCATGAGCGCCCTCGAGATCGTTCTCGGCGTGGTGCTGCTCGTCGTCGCGCTCGCCCTCGTCATCGTCACCCGTGACCCGCGCAGCTCGGTGAGCCTGCTGCACCTCGTCACCGACGGCCGCAGCGGCCGCATGTCGCTCGGCCGCGTCGGGCAGCTCGCGGCGCTCATCGTGTCGAGCTGGGCGTTCGTCTGGCTCACGATCGCGGGCACGCTGACCGAGTGGTACTACGGCACCTACATGATCGCGTGGGCCGGCGCGCGCATCGCTGACCAGCTCGTGCAGCAGCGCGGGGCAACTGGTAAGGATTCCTTGACGGTTGGCGGGGCCGCCGATGCTCGCTGACCTCCTGACCCGCGCCGTCCCGCCGTGGGCGCGCTGGCTCGCACTGGCCGCCGTCGCTGCCGCGCTGTACGGCACCGGCCGCATCCACCAGGCGCGCGTCGATCACGCCGCGCAGGTCGCCGAGCAGCTCGGCCGCGCGCAGGCCGTCGCCGACTGGCTCGATCGCCACGCCCGCGCCGGCCGCGCCATCGAGGCCGCGCACGAGGCCGATCGCAGCCGCATCCG